TGTTAGAGGTATCAACCCCAGAACCAGATTCTAAATAATTAATTAATGTATTTGTTGACATAATAACCCCCTATTAGTAAGTGTCTGCATTGAATAGAACGCCACAAGAACCCAAGTGGTCAGCAATCAACTGCATCTTAACGTACAACTGAGCAGCTCTAGCAGTAGAACCAGATACATTCTCAAAAGCAGAAAGAGCGAAGTCAGCGTCTTTGTGCATACACAATTTGATAGCATCGAAGTTGATAAAGTAACCAGAAAGAGCAGCAGTAGTAGGTGCACTAGCAGTTTGGAATGATTGTGATGTTACGTCAAAACCAAGTTCAAGGTCTTGCTCAACAACAGCACCACCGAATGCCAACTGCATTCTACCAGCGTCTAATGTTTTTTCATTAATATATCTTTCTTGTTGGAACAAGGCTCTACGATAGTTAGCCATAGCTTGTTCAGAAAGAAGTACAGTTTGGATTTCTCCCATAGGAGCAACAGATCCAGCCTTGATAGCAAGCTCTTGCATTTTTCTGATACCGTTAGTACCGAATGCACCTGAAGCTGTAACAGCTTGGTTACACCAACCAGTAGCATTTGGGTAATCTTGTTTAGAGATTCCACCAACAGTGTTACCAGCCAACTTTTGTTGAGCTACAGTTTCTGCTTCCAAGAATCCACCAGAAACAGCACCGTTCAAAGTATTGAGGTTTGTCAATACAGAGCTATCTCCTCTAAGAAGCTGGCGATTTATATTCTTCCTAAGCATCGTCATTACCGATCTCATACGTGCTTCAAGAATTTTAACAATCGCTTTTTCCCCAGAATTTTCTAATTCTTCTCTCTTACTGATCACGATTGGAGCTACATAGTCTGCCCAGTCAAAAATAGCAGGTCTCATTACGTCTCTTACAGACATATCGATTCCTTCGTATCCAGAGCTGATTTGTGTTACTGTTGAATGTTCTTCCAATGCCAATGGGCGTTGAATTTTGATACCACCATCTTCGTATTCGATTCCACCAAATTTCTTGGCGTTATCTAAGAAGGCAGTCTTTTGAAATAGCTGATCGACTTCACCATCTCTAATGCTATAGAGGGTTGACGACAGCAGGTCATTTGAAATAGCCATAATAATTTTCCTCTCATATGGTTTTAAAAAGTTCTTTCGTTAGAAAGTAGTGTAAGTAATAATTTTCTTTGTTACGTGTTCCTTGCGGAATGTACTAGGAAAGCTATTCCTTACAAGTGTTCCCATATGGGAGGTTGCATTGGATGCTGTTCCTACTGTACAGAAAATGTAAAATAAATATCTAGACATATCTTTGCTTTATCTGCAGAAGTACCTCTACTAGCTTTTCACCAGGGCAGGCTGTAGCTTGCCAGTTCTTATGCCAAGTCACTTCATTCCAAGTAAGGTCATGGGTTTCTAGCAATCTATTTATAAAAGTTTCTAAGGTATCCATCATAGGTTTACGAGGTACTTCATTCTCATAATTACCAACAACACAGATCCCAATAGAATCTTTATTTCTAGGTGGTGAATGTGCACCACGTCTGTTCTCAGGTCTAGCCTTGTACACTGTAGCATCATTCTTAATAATATAATGGTAGCCTATATCAGACCAGCCATTGTCCTCTACGTGCCACTTACGAATACGCTCAGGTGTAGTTCTATCAACGGGTGATGCAGAATGATGTATTACAATATATTTAATTTCTCTCTTTCCTTTCGGCATTACTTCTCCTAGTGAAGCAGGAGGCCTTCGGGGCCTCCCTTGGATGTACTTCCCTAAGTTACCCTATTGGATTACTTAGCTGCTTTATTATTCTTATGATACTGAAATGCTTCCCAAGCAGATCTAAACTGAGGTGTTCCTGAAGGAGACACCGACTTACCAGTAGAAGTTTTTTGAAATGTTTCTCTTCTGGTTTGCTTAGTTCTCTTAGCTTCTTCTTGAGCAATCAAAGCCTTCTGGGTTTCATACTTACTTTTTACTATATAGTAAGCATCTTCCAATTTCAGCTCAGGTCTTTCCACAAGCATTTGAGCAATAGGTTTTCTCAGTTCATCTGACGTCAGATCAGGATGCTCAGATTTAAATCTTTGCAATTCCATTTGTCTTTGTTCCAGCTGGATCTGCTGTTGTGCAGGCTTCATCATTTCTTGCATCATTAGTGCTGCTTGCTTTTTAATTTCAGCCTGTAAACCTGCTTCAGTATACACATCGTTCTCAGTCTCTGCATACTGCTGCATTTGCTTAATCACAGGATTATTTACCGCTAAATCTTTCTGGTTTAAAAGTTCTTGCTTTAAATTTTCAAGTTCTTTTCTTTGCTCTGCAATAGCCTGCGTTTTTCTAGTGTAAGAAGCTCTCATATTAGCTACGTGCTTTCTTACGTCTTCAGGCATATGCTGCATCCAGTGATGTAGTGGCTTCATTCCCTTATGATTAGCATCATCCTCAAATTCAGGATAGTCCTCTTCATTTAATTTTAAAAGCTCATCAATGCTCATCAGCTCTGCTTCAAGCTCTTCTATTGTTTGTTCTGTTGTAGTCTCACCCGCAACTTCTTCAGCAACCTCTGTGGTTGCTTCTGCTGTTTCTGTAGGCTCGACAGTTTCTACTGGTGTAGAAGTATTGTCTGTATTTTCCATTTTAATTTCCTCCAAATGGATTAAGTTTCTTTCTTGCCACCTGGATTGGTGGTCTTCTTGTTTCTAGGCCAAAGATCTTTGCAAGCCCAATATGAGGCTGACATCTTATCCTTAGCTCTGTCACACTTATGTCTGGCTCTAAAGGACTTCTTAGCAGAATCAGAATAGTTATGCTTGTAGCCCTTAGCTCCGTAATGACTAATTTTTCTTTTCCATCCTCACAAGCCTTAACCATCTTCTTCTTACCTGGTCTGGTAGAACGTCTAGGTTTGTTGCAAGGCATATCATCTTTATTTACTTTTCTTGGCATTACCCTTTCCTTTCTTCTTCTTAGGCTTGAACTTACCTTTCTTTTCCGACATCTGCTTATAGACCTTGGGATCTATAGTAGACTTCTTCTTAGAGCGTGATGTTCCAGCTTTCTTTCTTTTATTTATATTTCTATACAAGCTCACTTCTTCTCCCACTTTTCTCTTTCGATACGCCTAAGTTCATCCCATTCAAATTGAGCTGATTCATAAGCTTCTTTTGCTTCCTCTTTAGTAGAGAACACATTAACCAAAAGATTCATTGTTCCTTTGCGAATTACAGCCCACCAACGGTTAGGTGAATGTTCCCAATACCCAGAGCCGTTAGCTAACTGCATTCCTTTTTTATTTTCCACGATTACATTCTCGCTGCAAAGAGATCATCCATCTCTTCATCTGACATAGCTGCATCTTCTGCCATAGCTTCTTCCATTGGCTCTTCTTCTGGCTCTGTCTCAGGTGGGTTCTGTAGAAAAGATTTAAAATTTCTATCATTAGCCAACTTAGTCAACTTACCAGCCAACATCATAATAGCTCTATCGTCATTGATATCTTCCATAAGAAAATCATTTTCTTCATCGATAACATCGTAGTCAACAGCCATATTGACAGCACCTTGAAACATAGCTAGGATGCGAACAAAGTCGCCAGGAAAGCTAGTTACACGATCAGAGAACTGTGGGTAGTTAGGCTCTTGATCGAAGGCAGGTAGTAATTTATTTGTTGCATCTACTAAGCGGTTCATAGCATTAGCAGAGAAGTCTCCCATAGGAGCCATTTGTGCAAACATTTCATCTTCAGATTGTTCAGCTTCTGCAATTACCACTTCCATTTCCATCGCTGGTTGTGCTTCTGCATCAGGCATTTTATTTTTATATTCCATAGCCATAAGGCCCTCCGTTAGTGTTTTATTGAATCATCATATACTTTGTCTAAAGTTCCATCGACTGCATCTTTTGCAGACCAAGTTTCCATAACAGCGTCTTCCTTGCTAACACCAGAATCAACAAGTGATTGGTATTTGTTCTCAAGATTACTTTGCTGTTGTATTTTTGTTTTTCTTTCATTAGTCGCATCCTCGAACCACTTATCTCCACCTAGATCTGAAAGAGGAACGAAGCCTGACTTGTCCATTATTTTTCTTTCTTCCATTCTAGACTTCACATACTTACCTAAAGAAGCAGAGAAGTAACCTCTAGCATCACAGCCAGAGCCTGTAGATTCTCCTTGTATACCAAATGATCTAGGCAGTTGTCTGTGGATATTCTCGGAACCACAGCCTACAATTTGCTCACCTGATTCAAAGTCACACCACAGTTCTTCTTGACCGCAGTACTTGGCACTATCCATATAAGTTTCTTTTGTTTCTGGATTGTACTTGGTTCTCTCAAACGCTTCACCTTCTGAACCGCAGTCCCCACATTTATATTTAAAAAATGGCATTATGCTCTCCCACCCCTTTGCATTAACATCTGACTTAACTGCTCAGCAGGTAGCTCTCCTGCAGGGCCTATATCGCCTTCTGGAGGCAGTTCTCCTGCAGCTCCTTGTGGTAACCCTCCTGCGGCTTGAGGAGCCGCTTCAGGCGTATCCATGAAGCTCTTAGGCAGGTCATACAGTCTGATGATTTCTTCTTTTATTTTCTCTGCTGGTACACCCAACTGCATAAGCTGTGGTGCCAACATAATTAAATTATTTTTCTTGATAGAATCTGATAGCGGTGTAGATGATTGGTCAAGTGCTACAATTTTAAACTTTGCATCTAGATCTTCTACGGTGATAATCTTCGGCATATCATCTATCTCAATAGTAGCTGTCTCACCTTCTTCGCAAAGCAAAGATACAGTTCTTAGATAAGCTCTGGCTAGAAGTTCAATAGAATTATCTTTTTCTCTTGCTAACTTTCCAATCTCTGACGCACTGTATTGAGCTAAAGCAGTAATCTCTGTAGCGGTTGCTTTAGTAGCTTCACCTCTAGAGAATGGAGCAAGGATAGATCCTCTGTTTATATCTGCTTCAATCTGTCCTAAGTACCTGTCAAAATTTGTAGAAATAGATTCTACACCAATAGGCTGGATAATACCAGCAAGTGATTGTTCATCTACAGGTATCATAGCTCCATCAATACCAGCAGTAATAGCTGCTAAGGCTTCAGGATCTAAAGTTCCTTCTTTGTATAAGTA